AGCGCCCCTACTAGGTGTGCAGTTTGTTACTGCTGACCTAGACTCTATAACAAGTCGTTTACTGTATAATTTGTCAAGCTGACACACTTTCCAAAAGTGATTCTATAGCGGGCAGTTTGTTACTGTTGACTACCGCTACCATCTGCTATCTGGACTCGATAATATGTTATGTCAACCCAGGGGACTTGGTGTTCTGACCCCCATATTTCAAGATATTCACCCTCCCCGACTTTGACAAATAGACTACCGTAGTCGTCCCTATCGTCAGGACACACGTAGTTTGTCAGGATATGTTCAACCTCGCATGAGTCTACAACTAAGTTGTAGTTATCGTCAAACTCTTGGCATACTTTGGTCTGTTGCGTTTGCATGACTATCCCTTCTCTGCTAGTAGTGCGTTGAGTCTGTCACATTCCTCTTGTGCTCTATTCCAGTAGTCGCCGCTTTTCTCCGGCTTTATGCTCCTGCGTCTGCACGTTACTTCATGCTCAATAAACCAACAATCCCTACTAAGAGTAAACAAAACAACCCGCCAAGGACCAGCACCCACCGAGGATAGCCTGCTCATTGGCATGACTATTTCTCCCAGCTCTGTAGACGTACTAGGTCGAGTTGACCTAGCAGGTATGCTTCCATCTCACGGGCTGAGACTCGTGACCATCTAGGCCAGTAGAATGTTTCCCCGCCTTTGTCGTTGTCGATCTCTCGCAACGCATAACCACCATAGCAGGACGCATAGTCTAGGTTGATTCGGCCTAGTTCATAGGACGCCATAGGTCGGCCTAGGACATCGTTCAACTGGTCGGTCAGAGTCTCAAGGTACTTACGTGTTACTCGCTGTCTGGTCATGATGCCCCCTTGTGTTACCGTGTTATTGATCTAAACTATAACAGCCGTATTCCTCAAGTGAGTTGATCTGGTCTGGCCCTAGGTCAGAGTATGGGCATTGTACCGGTTCAACAGTGATACGATAATCGGCGCCACCATAACCCAACTCGCACCGAGGCTCCAAGGTATATCCCCAGTCCCGTCTAACGTTACCATCGCAACGGTAACTATGTCGCTGCTCGTCTATATCAAAGGTATCATCTAGGAAGCGGCGTTTCTCATTTGTTGCGTCGGACATAGCGCCAGCTTTTGTCTTGTGAAAACACCCTGATATGGGCATGTATCCCGGCATTCCGAAATAGCAGCCCCAACCATGAAACGTTTGTTCTTTCTTTGGCATGATTCTCCCTTGTGCTATACGTCCCTAATCGTCACCTAACAGATAATCGCAAACCTCACGTATACGAATGTACCTAGCAGGAACGTTTGCAACAGCAGCCGCAAACTCGCGTAGTGTGTGAGTATGACCAAACCGAGCAAGGTGCATCGCATACGTATAGGCTCCCTCAGTAAAGTTACCCAAAGACAAGCAAGCCTGTCTTGTGGCATACTCTGCCGCGTCAGTCCAGGTTGACATGATGCCCCCTTGTGTTACTGCGTTATTGCTTGCCCATCATAACGTCTAGAATTGCATCTGCTAGACTTGCAGCATACTCACCCATAGTTGCATTGATAGCGGGTATTTTACCGCTATTGGAGCCGTTCATCTCTATAATACGCTTGAGTTCTCGTAGTCCACGAACGATAGGACGCAATGCCACGCGATCTTGTTTGTTCACTTTATCCCTCCATTATGCTATAGTGGGATAATTCCCACATCCTAACATACTGTCCTTATAGTATGCTAGAATGTATTGATTATGGCTTGGGGTCCTTGCGATGGGCAAGGTATCCGGCCCATCTGATCAGTGTATCTGTATTATCAAGCATGTTCACAACCTTGATCAGGTTGGCATAAGAGTCGGCAGCTATGTCCTTATCCTCGTGCTGCTCAAGTATCTCTAATGTGCGATGTGCTATCAATAGCGCGTCCTGCAAGGTTGCCAAGTTTGTCTCAGTAGGTGTATCTAGCACCATGTTGCCCCTTTCATTTGAGTGTATCGATCATTGCATTCACATCCTACCATAGCGTGGCCATTTTCACATCCGCCATTTTACCTATATTTCTCTAGGCTCTTTGGCCTAGGCGTCTAGGTATATATGCCTACTACATTTGTTCTATTTACATAATGTCTTTGAGCTGGTCGAGTGCAAGGTAATGGTATCATGTCCGCATGTATGTGTGATAGCAGGTATAAACAGTAAGCGAGTGATAAAAACTGGGGTGGGGTGCTGAAAGCGGTATGGCCTCTCTCTCACAAACTCCAGCAACTTTTAGCAATGTGTACATTTAGTGCAACTATTTCGTCTCCTTCCACCGCGCCTTGTATTCCCACTCAACCTGTGCTATACTATGTGTATTACCTGGGAAGGCACAAATGGGCGGTGCAAAGGCACGGCTGGTGCAACTCCAGCCCACCGCCGTAGCAGGATCAGCCCGAGTCAGGGCTTGCTAGATAGCGGCGCTAGGGTAAATGGCGGGTGCAATTCCCGCCAGCCGCTGATGTCTTAAAGGGGGGAATTGTGTGGCAAAGACCTAATGAGCAATAGCCCGTCCGGGGGAGTTGCATCTATGCACGTTGGGGTGATGATGTTGAAAAGTGTGTAAGGGCATATGATGATCGTTGGTTTGCTACTAATGGGAGCCAGCGCCCCCCGCCTGACTTTTGGTGGGATCCGCCCAAGCCCGAGCCGCCGTCGCCCAAGAGAAATATCACACACGAGGAGGTACTGAAACGGTGGATGCAGGACCCAGAATTCGTAGCCGCATATAGAGCTGTAGAAACTGACCCTGCTGTGGCCTCTGTATGGTGCTGTATAATGTGTGGAGCCGTTCTAACTAAAGACCTTACTGCAGCATTTATGCAAACACTAGATCGAGTAGCTGTTTTCAAAGATGGCCGCATATACGTTCACTGTCCAAGTTGTAGCAGATGGAATGAATGGAACCCGCCGGAGCAAGGAAAATGAGAAACCGATTGGCCTTGATTGTTTTGATACTGATTATGGTCTGTGGATGTATACCAGACTCTAACACTAAGCCTGCCACTGACACCCAAATGACTCTAACGAAAATCTACCCACGATGGGAGAACGGCGTAAAGCACGGTGTGCCGATATTGCGAGTAGTTGATTGGCAGGCAGGGGTTGTTTGCTATCACTACGGCAACTCTATACACGGTGGTATGGGCTGTGTACCAATAGCAGATACTTTTGCGAGCTGGCGGCTCTCAGAGCAGCCTGACTAAGCCTCTTAAGACATAAAGTATATGAAAGTCGAAATCCTAGACGCAGAAAATAATGCGCTTGTCCCTCTCGCTGTTCCCGAGAGCATTGCTCCCTACGAACAGGAGGTTAGGGAGCTTTTGTGTTCCTGCTGGTCTCCACCAAGGATCTTCTCTTTCATGCGGGAAACCAAGAACGTCATCATACCTGTTGCTGACATCTATACGTACCTCGATAGCATTCCTGCGGATGACATTCTTGAAATGTCCATTCTGCAAGCAAAATATAACAATCTCTCTATCAAAGTTGATGCGCTAGGTGAAATGGAGCGCTTATTGCGGTTGTCTTCAGACCGCATGGGTGCGGTAATAAACATAGAGAAATCACGTCTCGAACGGATTCCATACTTGGATACAGCCATCGCCGCCTACTGGAAAATGCTCCGAGAGTTTGTCGCTATTCAGCAATCGATCGGTGCTCTGCCTATGAAAGGTGCTACCGCCCTACCACAAGGCGAAACGACTACATTAGCCAGTGGAGCCCCTGTGCCCACTCTCCGTGCCCTGATGTTTGAAATGACTGGTATCCAGATCACAGATAATAAACGGTAATTAAAATGATTTTACAGGACAATGTACAACTACTGATGCGCTGGCGGTTGGGATGAACAAGGCAGAGCGCTTTGGAGAGCGGTGTCGGGATGTAATGCGCGTCGTGTTCGCGCTAGGGATAGTAGCCCTCATAGTATTCATCATGGTTGGAACGCTGCAGGCGTTTGTACTGTCCTTGCGGTGGTGGCTGGGGGTATGACCATGCTGGACGACGCCTTAGTGACACAGCACACAGATAATAAACGGTAATATGGAACTAACTACAAATGACCTCATTCTTATACGAGAGGCCCTTCAGCGGAACTTTTCGCTAGAGGCTCTGGCCCAGAGCGGCCATCTTGATAGGCCACCTGCTCAAGAGCTGTGGATGCTGCTGGCTGAGATAGATCTTGAGTTTTTTGCCAGATTCTACCTACCCAACCACTTCGATTGCACACCTGCACCCTTGCACAAAGAGACCTATCGTACTATGCAGAGCGCAATGGCTGCCCCAGGCAAGGTCAATAACGCTCTAGTGTGGCCTCGTGGTTTCGGTAAAACGACTACAACCACGTTGGCCCTCCCCCTGTGGACCGTCTGCTTTAAAAAGCGCCGGTTCATTGTAATCATCTCAGACGCACATACCCAGGCCAAACAACAGCTTGCTACTATCAAAGATGAGATAGAGCACAACGACCGCATCAAGGAGGACTTCGGGGATCTCCAGGGTGCAAAGTGGCAAGAGGACGATATCACCACTGCCAACAGGGTGAAGCTAATCGCCTTGGGCGCAAGAATGAAGATACGAGGACGCAAGTTCCTGCAGTACCGCCCAGACCTGATTATTGTAGACGACTCGGAGAACCTAGAAGGGGTCCAGTCGGCAACTCGAAGAGAGGCCCACCGCAAATGGTTCTGGCGCTCTGTTATGAACGCCGGTTGGTCTGATACTAAGGTGTTCGTGGTAGGCAACTTCCTCCACTTTGATTGTCTGCTCAAAAATCTTGAAGCCAACCCTATGTTCCACTCCAGGCTATACCGTGCTGTGGTATCTTGGGCTGAGAATCAAGACTTGTGGGATCAATGGACCGAGTTAGTTACCAACATTGCCGACCCCGATAAGGAGAAGACAGCTCATGCCTTCTTTGTTCAGAACAAGGCCGATATGCTCAAGGGCGCGGAGTCCGCCTGGCCGGAGGCTTTTAGCTACTATGATTTGATGCTTACTAGAGTATCAGGCGGTTCTGCTACATTCGCTACAGAGTTACAGAATGAGCCTGTAGACCCAGAAAGTAGGCTTTTCAAGGAGTGGCAAACCTTCCGCATGGAACATAGACAGGAAACAGCAAGCATATGGTTGGTACCCACCGATGGTGCGCCTGCAGTCGAGCTTAGTACGTGTGCTATATTTGGCTTTACTGACCCCAGTATGGGATCTACCACTAGATCAGACTTTTCAGCAATCATTCTGGTTGCTAAAGCACCCACCCGGCAAATGTTTACCATCGTTGCAGATATCAAACGGCGCCCTCCGAATCAAATCATCAATGCGCAGAACAAACATGCCAAACAATATCCTATTGCTCGTTGGAGAATCGAAAAAAACGCTTTCCAGGCGTTGTTTGCAACGGAATCAGCACGCCGATCTATGGAAGAGGGCATTTATCTACCGGTAGAGCCATATAACCAGCTATCTAATAAGAAAATGCGCATTGATTCCCTACAGCCGGACCTTCTTAACGGCTATTTGTTAATCTTGGAAGATGGACAGACAGAGCTCAAGAAAGAGCTGACCGAGTGGCCGATGGGCGCATACGACGACGGACTGGATGCTCTAGAAGGTTGCCGAACCCTAGCTAAAGGCTGGGAGGCACAGATATCTACAGAGTTAATCCAAGCTCAGGCGCACGAATTTACGCCTAGTAGAGCCCCAAATGCTGGATTACTTGCGCCTAATGAGACGGATCCATATGCAAAATACGACGCTTTAGCAGAGAATAAGATTCATGCTATGCAGGTTGCTGCAGCAATAGCAGCCGGTGTAGATCCAGAAACAATTCCAGAGCCGAAAAAGATATTCGTTCCAGTTATGTTTGCCTAGAGGGGGGATCGTGATACCTATTGTTATTCCTACGTTCAATGGAGTACATCACATAAAACGATGTATTCCAGCCTTAGTCGAGCGTACTATGCGCCCGCACACCATCTACATAGCCGATGATTGCTCTCCGCAGACTGAGCTGCAGGACTATTTGGATGAACTTGTTGAGAAAGGGTTGGCCACTGTCTTCAAAATGCGCACAAGAAAAGGGTATGCTGAGATAAACAACTGGGCAGTAGCTCAGATACCGCCATCAGAGTACGTCTGTCTACTAAACTCAGATATTGAACCGCTACCAGGTTGGCTACAGGCTATGGCTGAAGAACTAGACAATGATCCTAACGTAGGTATTGTAGGAGCTCGCTTGCTCTATCCTGATACGAAGGAGCCTGGCATTCGCTTAACGGTACAGCACGCTGGGGTTGCGCGAACGGTAGACGGTATGCCCTATCACCCATTCCGAAACCAACCAGCCGATTCGGTTAATGCAGCTAAACGTAGAGAACTTAACGCTATCACCTTCGCTTGCGCGCTAATTCGGCGCTCCATATGGAATGACTTCGGAGGTCTCGACGAGGGCTACACAGGGGGCAACTTCGAGGACATCGACTTTTGTTGGCGGGTTAGAGAAGCTGGGTATAAAGTAATTTACCAGCCCAAAGCTACACTATATCACTATGAGCACGGATCGGGCGTTGAGTGGGTTGAGAAGTATTCCCTAAAAAACCGTGAGCGTCTGAGAAGTCAATTTGTAGGTTACAGCAGCGATGAGCATCTGTTCAATCTGTCTCCAACAATGTCCGATGGAACGCCTGTATCAGTACCTGCAATAGCTACGCACGAACCGGTAGAGATTATCCCCCCTGTGCAGGTTCCTGTGCAGTCCGCTGCATTGGAGCCTGTACGTGCAGTTAAGCCCAGTAACTTCTCTCTTTCAGTGGTTTTGCCTGTGTACAACAGGCGCGACAATCTATATCTTGCTCTGTGTGCTCTCGATCGGAATCTAGAACACTATCATGCACCAATTGAAGTAGTTGTAACGGACGATGGTTCAGTAGATAGCCCTCTTGGTGTGCTATTAGAGTTTCAAGACCGCTTTGCAATACAGTATCGTTGGCAACCTCATAAAGGTTATCGAGCATCGTTAGCATACAATCGAGGTTGTGCGATCGCTCGTGGAGATGCGTTCTTGCTCTTGGGGTCAGATATCCTATTAGAGCCTACGTCACTAGAGCACCTTAATAACTTGCGGCTGGCTAATCCGCAGGCTATAATTGCAGGACAGTATGATTGGATGCTCCCAATGCACATCCGGCCCTATGATATCTACACCAATTGGGACAAGATCGTAGAGGGCACGTTGCCCCCGGCTCAATTTGGGGGGCGTACCAAAGGGCTTATTGGGACCGACCCTAGAGTGCTAGATTCTCCAGAACTGTTTGAGGGTGCCCCACAAACGCAGTATGCTGCTGCACTTTTCGCTGATGTGTTGCTATTTCCAAGGAATATCTATACTGAATTAGGAGGCTTTGATGAAAATATGGTCACTCATGGAGGACAAGATTGTGAGTTAAGCATTCGAGCCCAACTTGCAGGATATCCTGTCATCTTCACCAGGTTGGTACATGGCTATCATGTGTATCATGATAGAAATCAGGTGGCCAATCGTCAGACGCTTGTAGAAAATGTCCATTATATCGCTGCAAAACACGATTTGGCGTCAGTTGGATTACAAATATGGGGCGAAGGCGATGATATCTATATCACCCCTAGTTTCAAAGGAGGCCCAAAGTCAGATGGTTAAACATATTAGTGTAGTTATGGCAGTTCACAACCGAATAGACCACGTCCAAGAATCGATCAAAGCATGGTCGCTACAAACTAGGAGAGACTTCACTCTAGTCGTTGCAGATGATGCTAGTACAGACCCAATTAGGGCACTATCTATTGCGAACAGTCGTGCCTTTCATGTAAGGCATGTGTTCACTGGAGGTATTCTCCCACTTGGGGTAGCAGCCACATTGAATATAGGTACTAAAGCAGTACCTGGAGCAACCACCCACATTTGGTACACAGATGGGGACATTCTATTCTCTCCCGACGCTATTGAGAACGCCTATAGGCACATCGCCAAGTATCGTAAGCGGGTATTAGCAGGCCGGTACGATTGGATACCAAAGTCAGGAGACCGCTCTAAAGCTAGGGCAGATCACCGACTAGGAGTACATGGAAAGAACTGGTTTGACTACAAACTCTTGCCGTCCTGTAGAGCTATTTTAGGTGCTAATGTGATTATTCCTCTACAGGCTTGGCATGACGTGGGCGGTTGGGATGAGCTCATTCCAGGGGCAAATGCTAACGATTGCGATTTTGGCTGGTGTCTAACGGATGCTGGGTATCACCTGCTAACATGTGACGACATTACAGGGTACCATCAATGGCACAAGAGAAATAAAGCATTTTTGGACAGCCACAAAAAATCGATGCCCTACATATTCCGAAAGCATGGAGCTCCAATACCAAAACAATATCGCCAGTATGATCATGCCTAGAGCAATGTACGACGGTGCTGAAATAGAGGTCACTGAGGCCAGGTTGTGGCCTATCGAGTGGATCAACTTCAGGTGCCATCCATGCACTGATTGGTCTGGCGTGAGAAAGTATCATAGTGGAGAATTAGAAGCGTCTCCTATCATCATCTGTAAGCATTGCCTGGTAGTGTTAGATGGTTGGCACCGTCTTGCCAACTGGTGGAGAGAAGGCAAGAGGCGAGTTTGGGTACAGTTTGCTGATTTTCATCTCGGAGGCGCGGCGGATGAGTGCCATATAAATAAGGTGAATTGGATGTCAACTCTTAGACCTTGGATCGATCTTGATTGTGTCTCGGGGGGCTACTTAGAGCAGGACTTTCGAGAGTTTTGCTTCGCTAAAGAATCAGCTACGCTTAAGGGTTTTGGGGACAATAAAATGCCCCTAATGCGCCAATGGGAGCATATCAGAGCCACAATCTTCTTGGGGGTTGTACAAAATCACAAGATATTAGATGTTGGTACCAGGGAAAGTATACTCCCTACCTATCTATCGAGTATGGGAGCTTCCGTTACTGCCATAGATATCAGTACAGTACAGATCAAGCCGGGACCAGGAATACACGTTCAAGCGGCGGATGCAACTAATCTTCCATTTGAAAACAACAGTTTTGACGACGTTATTTGCACGGCTTGCATTAAGCATATTCCAGAGGATGGCAAAGCTGTTTCAGAGATGCTAAGAGTGTTGAAACCTAATGGGTTATTGGCAATCACCTTTGATTTTGGTAAAGGGTATGAAGAGTATCCCGGTAAAACTACTGGACGACGTATTTATGATGAGAGCTCGGTTTATGCTCGTCTAGTTACCCCCTTTAGAGATATTGCCACTCTTTGTCAGCCAGCAGACTTTGCTAGAAATGATTGGAATGATTGGCCTATTAAGGCTCAAGCGCCCCCAGTATTCGCTAAGGGAGTGAACGTCCAAGTGGCGTCTGTACTTTTGAGAAAGAAGGACCAATGCGCATAGCTTTTGTATACAAGACAGGCCGACCTGCACACTTCTCAGGCAGATCTTACGATATGGGTGACGACGGGGGCTCCGAGGGTGCGATGGTGCAGTATGCTTTTGCTTTGGCAAAGTTAGGGCACAATGTACGTATCTATATCCCTGGGACTCATGCACATGAGCATAGGGGTGTGGAATGGCGAACTATCGAGGGTCCCGAACGATTCAACGAGGAATTTGACGTAGTTATTGCTTTGCGTTTTCCTAATGCTCTTAAGGGTATGGTCGCCCCTGTCAAAGCTATCTTTTGTTGCGACCCAGCCATCCCTAACTTACCTGCCTATGTCAGTGCAGGAGATGTCCAATTAGTTATTGTGATCAGTGAGCATCAGAAGGCACGTTTTCAACAGCAGCACCCTATAGATGAGAGTCTGTACTTGTTGAGCAATGCAGGTATTCATTATTTAGGCTACAGTAGGCGCAGTTTATCTAAAGTACGTGGTAGGTGTGTTTACTGTAGTGTGCCTGAGCGTGGTTTACGCTCTCTAGTTACAATTTGGCCCTTGATCCGTAAGAGAGTACCTTGGGCTACATTACACGTTACAGGCGGTATGGAGTTATGGGGGATACACCTTGGGGATCCCTTCTGGGTTGGGGCTACAGATGTTGGTATAACTGGAGTTGAAGGGATCACCTATTTGGGATATGTTCCCAGAAATCAGCTTATTGAAGAGCAGTTACAGAGCCAGGTGATGTTACTCCCAGGTAGTCCTGCATCTCCTGAGATGTGTTGTATGGCGGCTATGGAGTGTGCTGCAGCAAGAAACGCGCTAGTTGTTACTGATCTAAGCGCTTTGCCAGAGAGAGTAATTCAAGGGCGCACCGGTACTGTTGTCCCGCGTAAGGGAGAATGGCAACTAGCTTTTGCAAATGCAGCTAGTGATCTCCTGCTAAATCCTGAATTGTACAAAATACAATTGCAGGCACAAGCTGAAGAGCAAGTTCATGATTATACAGTATTAGCGCAGCAGTGGGTTACTAGATTTGGAGTGCTTCTTCATGCTAGACAATAAGATATTCCCTTTAGCAAAACTAGCATACCCTGAAAACATCGTTTGGGGGCATAATATCATCATAGATGACTTTGTGTTCATTGTTAGCAAGCGATGGACCCTCCTGGGCAATTATGTGCATATTGCGTCGTTTGCATCCATAACAGGTGGTGGAGAGTGCTCCATAGGCGACTATTCTACTCTGTCCAGTGGAGTACGCATTTTCACAGGGACAGAGGACATTTCAGGAGCAAGTTTGTTAGGCGCAGCTATTCCAGCTCCTTTTAGGGTAGCAATCCGCTCTCGGGTAGAGATTGGTCGGCACTGCATGGTTGGTGCTAACTCAGTCATTCTACCTGGCGTGTTTATACCTGATGGCGTCGTTGTAGGTGCTATGTCCCTAGTGTTACAAAACACTACTTTGCTGCCGTGGTCTATTTACGCTGGGAGTCCTGTTAGATATATAAGAGAACGTCCTAAAGAGCGTGTCTTAGAACTAGAGAAGCTGCTTGAACAAGAGATATACCGAAGGCGAATGCTAGAAACATCTATGCCCCCAACATTAGAGGCGGATACAGGATAAGACATGAAAAAACTAGCTATCTTTGGTGGCGAACCAGCGTTTGAAAAGCCCAAGCATGTGGGCCGCCCTAACATGGTACACCACGATATGCTATTAAGAGTTTTTAAGAGCGTGCTAGAGAGTCAGTGGCTTACCAACAATGGAGTGCAGGTACAGCAGTTCGAGGCTCAATTGTGTAATAAACTGTCGGTACCTTGGAGTGTGGCTGTAGCTAACGGTACCTTGGGTTTGATGATTGCTGCTAGAGCGTTAATGCCAAAGCTCGGCGAGGTGATCATGCCATCTTTCACTTTTATAGCTACTCCACACGCACTGGCCTGGCAAGGGTACACGCCAATCTTTGCGGACATTGACCCAAAAACACACGTGCTTGATCCCATCGATGTAGAGAAGAAAATTACCGATCGTACTGTCGGGATATTAGGAGTACATGTGTGGGGTACCCCCTGTGCCCCCAAGGAACTAACTGAGATCGCAGGGAGACACGGATTGCCTCTGTTCTTTGATGCTGCACATGCTTTTCTCTGTGGACCTAGCTGGGATAGAATAGGAAATTATGGAGCTTGTGAGGTCTTTTCATTCCATGCAACAAAGTTCTTCAACAGCATTGAGGGCGGTGCAATAACCACAAATAGTCCCAGTTTAACTCTGAAACTTAGAGAATTACGCAATTTCGGTTTCGCTGGCGATAAACCTGGGGATCATTCTGTATACGGACTAGGCATTAACGCTAAACTAAGCGAATTACACGCCGCTGTAGGCGTGATGAACCTTACTGGTGTGCCTACATTTATTGATCATAACTATGCTAACTTTACTATTTACTCTGAAGGACTTGACATATCTGGCATTAGGGTGTATCCTTTAGGAGGGAATAGCAATTATCAATATGTTGTCATAGAAGTATTGAAAGAGGGATTATCTGCTGATACGCTTGCAAAAGCGCTTTGGGCAGAGAACATTTTAGCCCGGCGGTACTTTTCACCTCCCTGTCACGAAGCAAGACCTTACAGCCAGCGACATTGGGAGCTCCCAAGGACAGAGGAGGTGGCTAGTAGAACTATTGTTCTGCCTACTGGAATGGCTATGAATCAAGCTGACGTTGCTAGGGTTTGTGAAGTGATTCGGCATTGTGTAAAATACTCGTTAGAAATCAGTAAAGGAGTCGCTGATAATGGCTAAGAAGAAAACAACGTATCCATCCTGTCCAGGAGGCAAGATCAGGAGTGGTGGCAAGGGTCAGGGACTAGGACGCGGTAAGGGCAACGGTCCTCGCGGTGTCCCCATTGGAAAGAAATAGGAGATAGTAATATGGAAAGCCACGTTGGATTTAGTGGGGCAATACGCACTAGAACTATTAGAGCTCCCAAAGCTGGGCTAGATTGGAAGATACGTAACCTGCCTAACTTGCTCAAAGGTTGGCGGGTACTGCTCTTTAGGGTATTGAATCTCTCAGGCTTTATTGGGCGACTATCCATTCAAGTACGAAAGGCTAATGGAGAGATTATCGATTTTGGACTAGTCAGCCTTCGAGTCGTTACTACAGCGTTTGTGGATCTTATGGTGGATCAGCTTATTGCTGAGTCATCTATCTGGGGCGATTTCAAGTATCACGATTCAGGGGTTGGTACTACACCGGCTGTTGTTGGAGACACGGACATTGAGACTACAGATGGCGAAGCTCGATCGGCTGGTACACAGGTAGAGAATGCACATAACATCTATGAAAGCGTAGGTACTATTGCTTACACTACTACAAAGGCAATTACTGAACACGGTCTGTTTAATGCGTCAACCGGTGTAACATTGCTAGATAGACATGTATTCAGTGCAATAAACGTGGAGAACGGTGATTCGATCGAGTACACCTATCGGCTTACTGTTACTGCTGGTGGTTAGTCGTCTATTGGGGTTTTATCTGCCCCGCCGATTTAGGCTTTGCATTTTAGCTTTAGCCTTCCGTTGCCAATCTGTCTTAGAGCTAATAGCTGGATCACTTTTGCGCTCTTGGAACCAAATAGCGAGTTCTGCTTGAGGCCGCTTGATAGTGAGATATTGTAGTAGCTGTACGAGTAAAGATAATGCAGCACCAGAGTTTATAAAGAGTAGGAAAGCTGGTTTATGTTTTGCATCATGAATAGGTTTCTCAATTACGTTACCTACACCAGTTTTAAGCAGTATCCAATCAAGGATCTCACGTTTGCAGTTAGCAAAAGACACTCTTAATGCGGCTTTACGTTCTCTCTTATAGAGCATAATAGAACCGTCACCGTCTAGGAAGCCTGCGATATATGAAGCTTCAGTAGGTAAAAGTAGCTTACACTGCTGGCTACGACGGAAGCGCCCTTTAAAAGCACAAGTACGAGAACAGCAAACTTGTTTGTTAGGTGCATAATATCTACTAGATCGTCCGGGTGGGCATACAAAAAACTCTTTCTTACAGACAGGACAAATTTTACTGACAGGGACAGTCTTTTTAGACATAAGTTCACCTTCCTTTTGTAACTAGAATACCATGAACGTAACCAATTGTCAAGGGCGGCTAATTTACATAGTATATAACTATTGGAGGCTGAGGTAGATGAGAATAGTAAAAGTTAAGATTCGGCGTGGTGGCGTGGGAGAGGATATGATGGTCTATCCCTCTCCTTACAATGCGCAGGAGGTAGATCGCTCAGGGCTAGGCCCCTGTGGGATCAACGGTACAGGGGCGTATTCTGGTGGCATTGGAATGGGTCAGGATCATGAATTTTGCTTGATCCTATTGGACGATGGGGTGGCCGATCGCTACCTTGCAAGCCCTGACATGGAAGAGGTTACTGCTGTTGAGGCGGACGCTCTTATGGAGCAATGGCGTATCGACAACGACGAATCTGAAGAGGTAGTGCTCGATCCAGCACGGCTTCAGGCTATTGTAGCCAAGCAAGGAGCGGGTATTGCTATATCACAGGAGGATAGGGATGCTCTAGATCCTGCTAGTCGCGTTAGAGGGATCAATAAGCGCCTGAAACCAATGGCTACCCTTGTAGCTAAGACAGGCAAGTCGCTTACCCCGAGACGCCGATAGCACTATGAGAGTGTGTATCTCTGTAGCGACTAAGGGGCATATGCACGCAGCTACCGTAGAGTGGTTGCTGCGTGCGTTTACTCAGCTTGCACCAGATGTTGAAGTCCAAATAGTAAGGACACCTAATCCGTTGCAACACGCTCGCTGTGAGCAGGTAAGGCGCTTTTTAGCTACAGACTGCTCACACATGTTTCTGTTGGATTCAGACTGTGTACCACAGGACCGAACTATTCAGAAGCTGTTGGTCCATAAGCAGCTAATTGTCTCTGCTCCACACCCCTCCATGAAGGGTAACGAAATAGGTCTGATGGTATTAGACCGCGATGGTAAGGGAGCTTATGTGCAACACCGCCCCTTAGTCGGACTCCAGGGGCCTAATGTTGTTGTGGGTTGTGCAGGCTTGTTGATTCATCGGACTGTATTTGACATTATTCATGATCCTTGGTTCCAGTGTGTGTACGACGAGCAGGGATTTATAGTCCGAACAGAGGACTTTGACTTTTGCGATCGAGCTCATGCGGCTGGGTTAGATGTCTGGGCAGACTGTAATTTGGTACAACAACACTGGATTGAGGTACCAATCTAATAATGGCCTACAATGTCATTAGTGTGGATTGGAATGAAAAACATTTTAAGCATTCTGGGTTCTCTGACACAATCAGTGAGAGCTATTCTTTCGAGCAAGATTCTACTGGAATTACATGGGATGGCACAAACGTTCTTAGTGCTGTTGTGTTTACTCGTTCACACTACAAACACAGTGGCTTTTCTGCAAGCATAACAGCCAGCTATTCCAGTCCGTCCACATGGCCAAGAGGCATAACCTGGGACGGAACGAACGTCATTAGTGCAGACAGCGATGTGGCCAAACATTACAAACACATAAGCTTTTCGGCGGTTTTGGATAGCAGCTATAGTAGCCCATCTACCTCACCAACAGGCATTACCTGGGATAATACTAACGTTATTAGTATCGATGGTGATGAAGCAAAACACTATAAGCATAATGGTTTTTCTACAAGTATAGCTGCTAGCTATAGTAGTCCATCTTCGGGGCCTAGAGGTATTTCCTGGGATGGGACAAATGTTCTTAGTACAGACAGTACCGCAGACCGTCATTACTTGCATTCTGGGTTCTCTGACACAATCAGCAATAGTTACCAGTCTCCACTGGCAGTCCCTCAAGGTATTACCTGGGACGGACGATACCAAGCTACAGAGTACGATGAGACAGTATTAGGAGCAATAACTCCTACAGGCTCTTTAATAAAAGAAGCGCAAAAAGCTGTTGTAGGAGCACTTACGCTCATTGGTCATCTAGCAAAAGCATCTTCTAAAAGTTATTTAGGGGAGCTCACTTTTGTAGGTACTTTATTCACTGCAACTACACAAGCACTTATTGGTACATTTGCTCCAACAGGTGCCCTATATTGCAAGGCAAAGAAAGCTCTATCCGGCACGGTAACTTTTATTGGCACGCTAGTTAAACCACCTACAGAACTTCTCGGTGGTGCCTCAACTTTTGTAGGTACCTTGCTGACCAAAGCCACTAGGAATGCAACAGGCGCGATAACTTTTATAGGCACACTGAGTGCGGCTTTAACCACTGGGGGAGAGTACATCTATTTGACGTTAGCCATACGTAAGGAGACGTTAACATTGAATTCACGTACTAGTGGGCTGACTTTGGCGGAAAGGTAGTAATTATGAGGTTACAGGTGGTCGAAATTGATATTCGACAAGGCCAAGATGAAGAGATTCCTTATGCGCTTACGACGACGCCATGGGGAGCTATACCCTCTAACGCCGAGGTCAAGGCTTATGACGTATCTGATTCTTATAAAGATGTAACCGCTGAGATACTAAGTGGTGCTACTACTATCAGCGGTGATGTAATCACTACACCTGTGGTAAAGTCGCTTACCGACGATCATACTTATCGAATTGAGATCAAGTTCACAACAGGGGGCAAGGTCTTAGAATGTTTCTTTTTAATAAAAGGTCGAAGGTAATTGGGAAGCTGCGCATTCATCGATACTCAAATAGGAGGACACCATGGCAGTCATACCGGAAAGAGAACCATCAGGTTTAGTACAGCTAATTGATAACAATGATAATGATGTGTTAGGAGAAGTTGTAGCAGTTCCTACTACGTATACAGTTCTATCTAGACTGAGAGCTATAGAGAATGCAATAGGAGGCTCTGGTACAGATGTTGCAGCTATCGCTGCTGTGCAGGGTACCGTTACAGATGCTGCTATTGTAACTGACGCTGATGGAACCATTAGTGGTAAACTACGCGGCTTGGTGACTCTATTTGCTGCTAGAATTGCTACCTTGGGCCAGAAGATCATGGCCGCATCTCAGCCTGTTGTTATTGCTAGTGATCAAGCGACGTTCCCTGTAACCACAGGTGGGTTAACTGATACCGAATTAAGAGTAGCGGCAGTGCCGGTATCTACAGACGCACCTGTTACACTGCTGTGTGGACAGAAAACGTGCGCGGCACTAGCTACGGCTGAGGCACTGGCAGCTAACACGCCGCTATTGGTGGGTGTGACAGTACAGGCGCTAGTGACCAATACTGGCACAGTAAATATTCGGGCAGCGTCAAGTTTGATGTGGAGGTAGGACACCCGGTCATTGTCGATGGCGAAGCCACCTATATACCGGTCGGGAGTGCTCACCGCACTGTCGAGATCGACGCGGCGGCAATGAGGGTTGTTGAGGCGATGGACAAAACGGACGGCCAGAAGCTACAGGAGGTTGCAGCGCTCATTCGGGAAGACGTGCTGACGTGGCGCGTGGTTGAGTCTGAAGATGCGTTCAACTGGTTTGGTACCGTGTGTCCAGAGTTGCCAACGAATGTGCCGCTAAGACTGTAAATCTTAGGAAAGTAATACATGCTTGACCAGAAACAACCTAGTTGGCTAAGAAAAGTATGGGCTAAAGTACGAAAAAAAGCCCGTCCAGAGACTCCTAAACCTAATGCTACGTCCACTGTAGGTGTTACTCAGGCTACAGTAGGCAAGCTCAAAGGTGTCTTCTTTGAGATAGATTCAAAGCGTATGGCCGTCTATTCTGACGCTTTGGAGATGGATGATACCGTAGATGAAGTTGCTTCGGCACTAGATATTCTGGCAGATAACTCTGTAAACTCAGAAGACGGCTCTAAGGGCGCTTTCACGATTGTATTTCAAGAGGGAAAGGAGCATAGTACAGTCGTAGAAGAGGTTATCAAACGCACTAGATGGAGAGAAAAAGCGTATGCAATAGCCAGGGACACGATACTGTATGGTGATACGTTTTTGCAGTACATTATCGATAAGAATCTACTGTTAGTTCGCTTAATGTACATGCCCCCTGTGTCGATGTTCCGAAATGAAAACGATGCTGGGCTATTGCTTGAGGGTACAAAGCCTGGAGAGGCCGCTTTTGAACAGTACCGCCCCGGCACCAATCAGAGAGTTGCCTGGTGGTACCCTTATCAGATAGAGCACATACGTTGGAACCGTTCTGGCTCTAGAGTGTATGGTCGCTCATTGCTCTCTACAGCACGTACAGCTTGGAAAAAGTGGCAGGCAATGGAAGAAGCTCTAGTCATCAACTGGCTGACTAGAGCCTTTGCTAGATTGCTCTTTATTTTAGATGTTACTGGTAAAACTCCGAAAGAGGCCGAAGCATATATCAATACCTTCGCTACATCTCTTACTACTAGAGCAATTGCCTCGGGAGTAAAAGGTAAGGACGAGCTCTCTGTTGTGAAGGACATTTACATTGGTCGGGCAATGCACGATATTGGCGGTCGGGCGTATCCAGGCCAGACAGATGTTAAGATACTTGATACGGCCAATTCAGGCTTTTTGAATCTCTCGCCAATTGAGTATTACCAGAACAAAGTAATGACATCTCTAAGAGTACCCAAAGCACACTTAGGTTTGGAACGTGACATCAATGCGAAGGCTACTCTGCAACAGCAGGACAGGCGCTTTTTGCGAATACTGCGAAGAATTCAGTCTATGCTGAGTGAGGCTATTGAGCACACTATCAAGCTCCAATTAGTTTTACTAGGGATAGATCCAAACAGCGTTGAGCTTATCATTATGTGGCCTACTCCCTCTTGGGCAGATGTGTTGGAAGGGAGTGCTGCAACTAAGAACTTTGCCGAAGCAGATGAAAAACTTCTGGCATTAGGTCTGGTAGACTCTGAATTTATTCAGACAAGACATTTAAGAATGTCCAAGATAGAGATAGACAGAATTGCGGCAGCTCCGAAACCAAAACCAACTGTTGAACCAGAAGGAGATGAATAATGCCATTCAAGAAGAATACAGTTCCTCGGAAGTTGGCCGGTAAAGGAATACCCCAAGAATTCCTAAATCAATTCATTGAAGTCTTCAATAGCGTTCTAAAGAAGACACAGGACGAAGGCGCCGCTTATAGACAAGCCCACGGAGTAATGGGCAAATCGTTGTACCAAGCAGGCTATCGCAAAGCAAAAGATGGCAAATGGAGTAAATCACATGAGGCTATGGCAGCTTTCCCCACATATGAGGCCAGAATAAGTAAGCCAGTAACATGGCTCGAAGAGCAATCCCTCGATAAGGCTCTTAGGGAAGGATTCAATTTTGAGGGAATAGCCCTGATTGACTTTGTTGTTAGCCAGTTAGGGACTGGCTATGAACGGTATTACGCTCCAGAATTCAATGAGCTTTGCATGGAGAACACCAACAAGTTCATGGAGCTTGGTCACACTGTAACGATGTACAATAAGCATGGTAGCGCTGGAGGGTCCATCTTCACCTCGGACACAAAGAATCCTATCGGAAAAATCAAAGGAGAATTATGGCGAGATGGCCCCGAGATCCGGTATCATGGGTATATTTCACCTACATCTGAAGGAAAAGATGTAATTACCCTGCTTTACGATGAAGTAATGGGGGAGTCCTCTGTACGTATGTCAGAGGTGCATAGTATTATGCACAGTCTTAGTTCTGAAGATGGTGGAGACGGAGAAGGAGAGGATTATGGTTACATAGAGGAGATGCAAACCGCTAAGATCCAAGGAATTGACATGTGCGATCAGGCGGGCATAACCGGAGCAGGTCTAGTTAAAGTGCTTGAATCAGCGATGGTGTTTCCAGTGTGGAAACCCACTGAAAAAGAGGAGGAGAAGGTCATGGAGATCAATTGGGAGGAACTAACTCTGGAGATGCTTATCGAAAAGCGGAAGGACTTGCTGGATGATCATGTTGCAACGGCTTTAGAGGTTGCGACCGGTCACAGTGAAACCCTTCAGGAATCTCTCGATACAGCAACGGCGGCTCTTGAGACAGTTACCACAGAGAGAGATACTTTGTTGGAGACCCAGGAGCCTACTGAGGACACTATTGCACAAGTAGCCGCACTGGAGCTGTCCTTGGCAATTGAACAGGCGGCACAGATTGGTGTTGGCCGCGAAATTGCTGCCGCTTTGAAGGAAAGTGTAACCTCGGTAGAGGAAATTCCTGCAACACTGAAGGCAGTACGAGAAGTAGCTCTAATGCGCGCTTTGTCTAGATCACCTGGTGTAGGCACTGCGAAAGGGATAGCCAAGTTTAAGGCTGACGGAGAAGAGGACGATAGCAATACTGACGAGAGCGAGGATCCGGTCACATTCACTGAGGGTCAAATCGCGCTCATGCGCTTGGCTGGGTAATCTATTTATACAGGTACATGAAGGAGGCTACAGTGAATAGAGGAAATGTTCCAGATATGTCGGTTGTGGATGTAGGTGCGTCTTATAAGGATTTCCTGGCTGGCCGTAGAGCCTATCTAGATGCCCTAGTGGGCAAATGGGAGTGGCTCTTGGGCACAGGAACTAAGAGAAATCCCATGGAGGCAATCCCGCAGAAGATGTGGGAGACCATGGCGATTCTGTTTGAGAACCAGAGTATAATTAGTGCTGGCAGCAACGTCATGGAGCAGACGATGACAACTGATGTCGCTCTGCCTGTGAAGTACGCTTTGCCGATTGTGCGCAAGGTGTTCCCGCAGTTGATCCTGGCAAAGATCGCCTCAATCCAGCCGATGCCTTTGTCATCTGGTGGCGTGATGCAAATCTTTTACATGGATTTCAAGCGCGAGGATGTTGATCCCGAGACCAGCACTACGGTGATGGACAGCGATTATGCGTTCAAGGGTGAGAACGAGGTACCTAACCGCATTAAGATGGAGATCACCAAAGAGACTGTTACTGCCACCAAGGATATCCTGAACGCTAGTTGGTCTACTGAGGTTCAAGAGGACGCTCGTGGGGCGCTGAATATCGACGTCGAATCCGAGTTGGTAAATCAGTGCGCCGAAGAGATCCTCAGAGAGCTTGAGTACCGTAGCCTTCGAGAGATTCTAAATGGTGCAGGAGCCGGTAACGTAGATTGGAGCTGGACTGTACCTACTGGACAATCTAACCGGGAGTGGTACGAGACGCTTCATCACGCGCTTATCGACGCCGAGAGCCTGATCTATACCCAGCGATATCGTAACTCGGACTGGGTTATTGGCGGGCGCACTGTCATCACCTATCTGATGAAGTCAGCAACTTGGAAACCCGCAGAACGAATGACACCGCCGGGGCCTCGTTCAATATCCGGAGTGGAATTTGTAGGTCGTGTGGAGGGCTTCTGGGACGTGTACATGACTCCATATATCCCAGCAACCAGAGGGATTATGGGGTGCTATCCCCGAAGCACTATCGATACTGGCTACGTTTTTGCACCATATATCCCGCTTTCGCCTATGCCGCTAGTCTATGCAGAGACCTTGGGACCTTCTGATGCAACTCTGCCGGGCGCGTATGTGAACGTTGATAAATGGACGCGAAACGTGCGAACTCGAAACGCCAAGAAAATGGTGGTCTCGGAACTGTACTCAACTATTACCGTCGCAGAGTAGTCGTATCGGGGGGACTTAGAGATGCGAGTACGTAACAGCACAGGGGTTACACAAGTAGCTCCTCATGGAAGTTGGCTTCTTCCGGGCGTTTGGTTGAAGGTCCCGGAAGAAGTCAGCTACCTAGACGCTATTTGGATGAACACACGACGAAAGGCCGATCTGGATG